GCCCCGGTGGCCTCCAACGGAGGCAGGCTATCATATACAACTGTGGATTTAACCGCACCACAGAGGGAACTGCATCATCAGAATCGTCGTCGGTAACTTCTCAGCTTTCGCCAATAGGTCTTGACTTTCTTCGGCATATCGCAAGTTGTTATTTGAGCGTTAAGCAAGTCGAAGTCGATTTCTGGCACCTCGAAGTCATCTTTAGCTTTGATGTTACAGCGCTTAGAATATTCGGGTGAAAACGTGATCTCAGCTGTTCGAAACCAACGTTTTATGTACTCTAACTCCGGTATTGACATATCGTTGATCATAGCCATGGACACGTGAGTTAGTGATGAGTTCAGTGGTCTATCTAAAGGTTTGTGTTCTGCACTAAATGCCTTTAGTAAATTATAGCTTTGGATTAGCTCAGTCTTGAGCCCGAATTTGCCGCCAATTCTGATGAGAAAATCGGCTATGTCCTCATACACTGGTATTCCGCGATAGAGAACTTTATACATCTTGCCGAGTGAAGCGTAGTACTGCTGCACCCAACCATTCCGTATGGCATCTTGATTCAAGCATGTTGTTAAAGACTGTATGAGTTTCCTTAGCTTTTGGACGTACACGTATTCACCCGGTGCATACTCTAGAAAATGGCCTGAGCAAAACTCGACCTCTTCAGGAGTCTTTCGAATGTTGATCTTTGCATCGAAACCGAAATAACTATAGGTGTTGACATAGTGTTCGGTGCGGGGAATTGACGAATATGAATCATCTCCTTTGACCACGAAGGAGTACGTCTTACACTGGGGATTCTTACATCCTTCAAAAGTACACAGCGGGCAGTAGTTGTAGATGAGAAAATATTGCGTAGCTATGTAGTTGAGGATTCCATTTCCGAGAGAGGTGTCCATATCTCCGGACCCACGACATTCCCAGAAGTCGAAGTTCACACCAGTGTTTGTGTGGCCCTTTTTACGAATTTTGTAAGCAAAGAGGATAGTTATTAAGTCAACTTTGTCTGGCATAACTAGGCAATAAACCATGTATTCCAAATAAAGTGCAAATAGACGCTGGGAACCTTCAAATTTGCTCATATCGTTTTCCATGAACCACTGACCGACCAATTTTGCGAACTTTCTTCCGCATTCAGCGTAGTCGCAGGCATTTGCAACCTGCTCCAACGAGAAAAACGCCTGTTCTATTGGCTCGATCACCTGCGCATATAATATATTGAACGCAGGATTGCGCCCCATGATCATCCTAGGCGCTTTTCCTTCGTCGAAATAACGCTCTAATTTGACGAAGGCAGAGATGTCTGATATTCGGTTCAAATTGACCCCATCTCTGAGAAGGTCTTTGTAGGCTGACGCGTATCTTCTGCGCAGCCTGCCCGTCTTGTTTAGAAGAAACTTAGCTGGGTCGAATTGCTTGATATTGTTTGCAATACGACGGGCCAAGTCCTTAACAATGCGCTTGACGAGAACCATGTCAAGTGCAGCGGGCTGTGGATTTGGAGTCTCCTTAAGGTAACGTTTGTGCAAAGACTCGTAGACATTGTGCGCGCAGTTGGCCATAACGATTGTTGGATCTCGTTCCAGCAAGGCTGGACAAGGCCACTCCAGATATTGCGTTGAAACGCACTGACAACGTCTGCGGTAATCTTCACGGCGCACTTTAATGCTTGCACACTTCCAAACGCCAAAATTTCCGCGTTCGCCTGTGCTAGTCGACACCACATCCACATTTGCGTCCTCATGGACGCAGTGACCAACTTTGAGACTATCACTGGAGAGATGATAGCTCCAGCTATGATGACATTTCTGAAGGTCAAAAATCTTGACAACACCGGGGCTGGCCAAAAATTTTGCCTTGGATCAGTTTCTTTAAGTAGGGTCTGATCGTCTCGTTGGTCGCACGCCCGGGCCACAGTCAGCTTGATCGTATTCAGCAACTTAGGCGTGTTTATATCCGTCGGATGAATTTTCTTATCCGCTAAGAAACGCAAGGCCCATTTATTACAGTGCGCTAACTTAGCCTCTCGATCAAACTTGCCGTTGATTTTATACGACGTGTTGAGATTGAGACGGATGTACAGCAGCATTTCTGGCCACACTTGATCGTCTGGTATTATGGACGGATCGAAGCCTCGATTAGAGTGGTTTATCAAGGCAGTGTTGTCGAATTTTGGCCATGTGAACATTCTGCGAAGAATTCCGAATCCCTGGAAGCTCCAACTCATGTTGCTGTCTTTTATGTCTGGAATCAAAAGAGCGTCGTCCTGAATCTCGACAGCTGGCTCGCGCTTTGTAATAAAGCACTCGCAGAGCTGGATGTCACCGTTACCGCATTGACTGCAGAAGGGAATGACTGACTTCTCTATGTCATCAGCATAATCGACAACAGACGCATTAAATCTCTCCAAAGCCTCCTTGGTCTTAAAACCACCTTTCACGGCACGTGAGTACCACTCAGACATCTTGTACTGTCTGATTCCTTGCTTTGTGAGATCCTGCCTTCCGGGTCTTTCGTCCTTCGTAAACTGTTTCTGCTTTTGTTTACGTGGCTGCTGTTTCTTCTGTTGATTCGCTTGCTTATTAAGCTGCGGTTGCTCAACAGACTGCTTCTGGTTCTTCTTCTTGTTTTTACCAGAAGCTACTGGCTGATTCCGATTATCATTAATCGGTATATCAGCGGGGTCATCTG